GAAGACCATTAGCCCAGAAAGTCCTTGAATTTGACTACAATGTAGTAGTCAATGAAATCCTAAAATACAAAGAAGAGGAGTAGCATATGCCGTACAGAGGTTCTTATGAAGCAACAAGCAACTCTAAAGGCCCAGCCAAATGGCTAGGTTTTCAAGCAGTTGCATTAACTGATTTTATTAATAAATCAGAAAACTATGATAACTTAGATGTTTACTTGGAGGTTCATTTTCAAAATGAGTCTTCTCAGTATCCTTACAAATATAACCTTTTAGGTAAGTTTGAAAGAGATGCAGATGGTAGAGTATCTGGTGAGAATAGTTTGCTTAAAAGAATATTGTATTTAACGGATGCTATTGGCTGGAACGGAGGCGTAAATGCCAAAGGTGAATGGGTAGATGAGGATGATAAAGTATTAGAAGATGACGTAGCTCAACTTTTAAATGCTAATTATACTCAAGCTAACTACGGGGCAAGCAATTTCGATACACCCTTATATATTTACGTATATAAGAAGTGGAGCGAAAAGAATCAAAAAGCTTACCCTACAGTTTGCCCAAAGATTGTACAAAATGATGAAGCAGGTCGTGCAGACCTTGAAGATTACATTAAGTACATGAAGGCCAATAAGTACATTGTTGAACATGAAGAAACTGAACAGGTTAGAAATGGTGCTATGACTAGTGGTTCCTCCACTACTACTAGCGGCACTCAAACCTCGTTTTAGTGACTTTATACAATGAGATAGCAATTGGGGGCCCTCAGAATAGAGGGCTCCTGATTGATCAAGAACAAGTTATAGATGTTATACTTGAACATGGAAAAGACAAGGCTGTATATAAAAGCTTATTTCTATATGACCAGGAAGGGTTAGAGTATTTTAAATTAAGAAGAACTCTAAAAGACTTTTTAGGCAAAAGATACATAAATGATGTATTAATTGATATAGATAAGGGTCAAAATACAGACGAATATACACTAAATAAAACAAGAGGTGTATTATTTGAACTTGAAGAACTAGGTGTTCAAGCAGAATCATGTCATATTTATTTCAGTGGAACTGGGTATCATCTTATCATAAGTGGTGAATTATTTAATTTTCCTGAAGGAAGTAAAGATTTACCATTTATTGTTAAGGAAACAATGAATAATTTACTTAGTGATATAGATTTGGCAGTATATAACAGAACTTCAATCTACAGATGTTCTAATACCATTAATCAAAAATCTTCTTTATACAAGATACAATTGACTCATGAAGAAATTAATCATTTAAAATATGATGATATTCATTCATTGGCAAAAGAGCAAAGATTCTTAGATTGTAATCCTGTATGGGCAGATGGAGAATTAGAAAAACATGTTATTACTAGTGTTCCAAAAATACGAGTAATGCAATCTAGTGTTGAGCCAAGAAATATTGTACCATGCGTTCAAAAGATGTATCAACTAGGCCCTGAAGAAGGGAATAGAAATAATACTATGATGCGAATAGCATCTCATTTCTTTAGACATGGTATTCCTAGTAGTGCAGCAAAAGCTGCATTATTAGAATGGAATCAAGGCCAATTAATGGATGACGTAATTCTTCAAAAGGTAGAAGACACATATCGTGGTGGGTATAAATATGGATGTAAAGACCAGCTTATGGCTAAGCATTGTCAACCATATTGTATTTATTACAAAAGAAAAGACTATTTGATAGATGTTAAAAATAGTGAAGAACTGCAATCAGACTTAGCAGAGAGATTAGAAACTGATTTTTCAGGTAGAACTATAGACTTAGCTAAGCTTTTAGGAGTTCCTAACAAAGATGTTACTATATATCCAGGAGAACTAGTAACTATATTTGGTTCAACAGGTGCAAATAAGACAGCACTTGCTCAAAATATTGTATTAGGATATAATGCAGAATTAGATCAAATAGTTAAAGAGGCACAAATACCTACTTTATTCTTATCTTTAGAGCTTTCTGGATTTGTTATGCATAGAAGAAACTTGCAAATAGTTTCAGGTGCTAGTAAAGACGATGTAGTATCTAAATACAACGAGCTCTATAATCACCATAAAGAAGAGTTAAGCCATATTATTATGCAGTCTATAGCCCCTACAATAGGGCAAATACAGGACAAAATTAAACAACTGCAACCTAAGTGTGTAGTTATAGATTATATTGACCTAGTAGATGTTCCTTACAATAAAAAGGGTGAATATGAAAAGTTGAATTATATTAGCCATTCACTTTCAAATATTGCAGTAACTGAAGATATTATTATTATACAAATATCTCAAGTATCAAGAGATTATTCGAGAAATCAAATAATGGATTTGTATGCTGCTAAAGGAAGTGGAGCTATAGAGAATGCATCTAGAAAAGTAATAGGCATAACAGGAGATTCTGAAAATACAGGTAAAAAAGTCACATTATTTAAAAATAGTGATGGTGATTTATTTGATGTAGATTTAGAGTGGACACCTTCTTTTAGATTAATTAAAGCAAAGGAAGAGAGGCGACAAAATGCCAACAACTAAAGAACTTGTTGGGGAATTAATAGATGTAAACCAACAGTTAGAGTACCTTGAACAATCAAATGACCTTGATATGGATGAACATAAAAGACTCGAAGAGACTAGAATGACAATCCACAAGGAAGTTAAAAGTAAAATTCAAAACGTTGATTACTTTATGGTCGAGCTCAATAAAAAAGAACATCTTATCGATGCTGAAGTAGAAGCATTAAAAGATGAGATTGAAAGATTGAAGTCAAGACGAAGAGCATTGGTAAGGACAAAAGACTATTTCAACAAACAACTACTACCAGCAGTTATCTTGGAAGTTGGGAATGAAGACGGAGTCTATGAAACTAGTACCGCAAGGTATAAGCTTTATGAAACATTCGGCCCAGTAGATGTTGATCCTCATGAAATATCAGACGATTTTAAAAAGGTTGAAATAGTTGAGAAATTGGATAAGGTGAAAGCCAGAAAAGCTGCAATATCAGCATTTAATTCTGGAGACGATATGCCACCTGGTCTAAATATCAAGAAAATTAAAAGAGTAAAACGAAGTTAAATTCACTCAACTTAGAATTTGATGTTGTTACCGAACTCTTTTAATTATAAATTATATGGGCTTAGTTGTTCTGTGGATTTCAGTTAAACTCCGAAACGCATAGACAGTGAGTAAAAACACCTGCGCTGAGCCCTTATAATTATGAAGTATGATAAAAAGGAATTTAAAGAGGTCTTAGAACCTCATCACAAAACTTATTGGAAGATTGCTTATACTAAGCTACAGAGAAAAATGCAAAGTCTCAAATCCTCCCTTAAGAAACGTTCAGAAATATCTGATGTAATATTTGATATTACAATGGACGATTTACGTGATATGTTTTATCATAGATACGGCAAGTCTTGCAAATATTGTAGAAGAAAAATGGTTTATAGAAATATGGTATGTGATCATATTGTTCCACTGGCTAAAGGTGGAGATTCTGTAAAAGAAAATCTGCAGCTAATTTGTAAATCTTGTAATACTAGAAAAGGCCCATTAGATGAGAAAGACTTCGAAGAACTTATCCTATGGGTTGAAACATTAAAAGACGAAACTAAGGAATATGTTCTTAGGAAATTAGCAAAAGGAGGAAGATACTAATGAAATTAGACCATGAACAATATGAGATTCTAATGACTGCTTTACAAAATTACAGGGGGGAACTATATATAAATGGTGATAATACTACCGTTTTAAATAAAGTTAATGACCTTTGTCAAGCAATTGAAGATGAGAAAAAAACAATAGATCTTGACCAGAAAAAAATACCTGTGACTGAAGATATGTATAAAGTTAAAGAAACAAAGCCAATAACAATGGAAGAAGCTGTGGATATTAGCCCAAATGTTGGCTCTGAAACTGGAATAGAACGTGATTACGCTAATCAAGGTAAGCCTGGATGCGGGGTTTGCGATGACTAATATAATAAATAAGCAAGGTAGACCCTTAGCAAGTAATAAACAAATGCTAAAAAATAAAGTTACTCATTTAGAGCAAGCTTTAATGGAGGCTGATTTTAGGCTTCAAGATATGTTTCTAAAGAATACTGCTTTACAAGCTAAGATTAATGATTTTAAAGAGAGTGAAGATTTAAAAGATTTAGAAACAAATAATGATTTAATATTAAATCTAATAAAAGAAAGATTAAAGTTAGGTGCTTTAGAATATCATCAAGATGTACCAATCTTGCCAAGCGATGATATAACAAGAGACAATTTTTATGAAGCCGTGCAAGAAGCACTTGACTTATCTGTGTATTTATCTGCTTATATGTTGAGACTGATGGAGGAGAAGGAGCGAAGAGAGGGCGAAACGACGACAGCAGACGAACACAAGAAGGAGGAAGGAAATGACAAAGCTAAGGAAAGCACAGCTTGAATGTGCAAATTGGAATGTTGGCAATTGCCTAGGTTGTTCAATATCTATAGATAAAGAATATTTAAAAAGGAATAACTGGGTACCAGTATTCTTAAATATAAATAGTAAAAAAGCTGGGAAACCTTGTATAGTAGAAGATGGATGTAAATATTTTGATAATTTCGTAGCAAGGTGAACTGCGATACCAACTACCTTAGTTTTAATCTTTCCCTAAGGTAGGCAGTTTATCCCTTCCACAAGGGGGAGAACGTATATGGGTTTAGCTTATTGCCCTGTTCTCCCCTATCTTTTCTTAAATCCTAGCAAATTTAAATGCAAAAAATCTCCCACCAGCTTTTAAAGCTTTACCACCTAAACTAGCTACTTTCTTAGCAGCATTTGTCCATTTTTTTTCTTTTAAAGAAGTTATTAAATTTTCTCTATCTGAAATGTGTTCTGTATAATTATCAGTCATTATAGTAAGATGAGGTAATCTTTGAGTCCAGCCAGAGCCTTTTAATAAATCTAATCTATCTGTATATAAATATGATTTTTTTAATTTATTAGGATAATATTTTTCATATTTAATATCCATTCTTCTTGTTGGATTTCCTATAACTCTATATTTTGGTTTAGTCTTAACTCTTTTATACCTCACACTAGCTTGGAAACCTCCTATAAGAGGTAATGGCTTTCTTGCTGGGCTAATTAAAATATCTCCAACTCCTGTTTTTGTATTATATTTAAAATTTTGAACAAATCTTTGTATTTCTTTATCCGCATCACCTACTTGCCAATGTAAAGAATTGTATTGTTGAGGAAATGGAGTTCCAGCTAATGAGAAAAACTTTTGACGAGCGTGTTTTATAATACTTTCTCTTCTAGCTATTGGGTCAGGATTCTCAAGATCGGCATATTTCATAACATAGTCTGCCATTTTATGCATATGGTCTCTATTAACTGCTTGCCACATACGAGACTGATCACCTCGATGAATAATTTTTGAATGAGACAATCTAGTATCTAAGTCTCCCATTTGTCTTCCATGACCGCCTATTCCTCTAGAGTGGTCAAGTAAATCTCCAGTCCCAAAATGTTTACCACCATATATATCTTTCATAGTAGTTTTAGTTGGAGCAGATATACCAGATGAATTTAATCTAGCCTTATCAAAAGGGCTTAAAGTTTTTATGTCATCGTGAACAACTTTATTAAGTATTTGCCATTGATGCTCACTTCTTTGTACTAAGTCAAGCTTTCTTATTTGTTTAGATTGCCAAGTAGTTCCTTCAGAAGTAAAACCTTCATCCAGATATTTTTTTCTTTCTAAAACAGCAGAAAGTTCTCCAAAATTTCCAGGCGCTCTATTTAAAGAAGCTTCTGGTCTAATTGTTACACCATATTGCTTAGCGACATCAATTAAAGCTTTCTTTTTATTCCTGTAACTTAATTTGTTTAAATCGGGAAAATATTTTTTAGCTATATCATTCACTTCATTTCTTTCATTAGCGATAAAATGCTCAATAGCCATATTTTTTTGAGTTGGTTTTAAAATACCAAAAGGCTTACGCTTAGGATTCTTTGCATAAAATTCATCCATCATTATACTTACCCTTGAACTTGCTTTTTTCTCTAAAGGTCTCACTGCAGCAGCAGTTAATTCTTTTGCGGCATATGGTGTAATAGCACCAACAGCAACAGCTTGGGTAGGGTTCTCCTTTATCCAATTTAAAAGCCCACCATCTGGCTGACGCATATCCATTTGTTTATCTTCAGGTATCCAATCCATTATTCTTCCTCATCTCCACCAAATTTTAACGCAGGGTCAAGTAATCCTTTAGGGCCTTTACCTTGTTCTTCTCTATACTTAGTAGCCTCTTTAGCAAATTGCATATATGGTAATCCAGTTGTTTTCTCTATAGCCCTCATAGGATTCTCTATTAAACTACCAGGGCCAAGTACATCCCTTGCCATTCTGCCAAAAGGAAACATTGTCCATACATAATAATCAGCAAGCTTATCCCATTCTTGAGTAACTAATCCCTTAAATATTGGAGGTAATATTCTCAATGAAGGTGGAGTGACAAGCTGCAAAGGAGCTACGGCAGTAGGATATGCACCAAAGAACGCTCTATCACGTTCCTTTTCATCTCCATATATCCAATCAGCAAAATCTTGAAACCAATTATAAGGAGCTGGCAATGCACTCTCAAATAGAGAATACATAAATACTCCAGCCATAGAGGTCATGAATAGATCAGCAGTAGCCATACGCTTATATCTTTCAAACTCTGGAGTTCCCTCTCTCCAGCCCCTTAAGTTAGCTTCTCTTATTACTTCATTCCTAAAGCGTACAGAGTTCCAAGACCATAACTGGAATCTAGAGAAGACCTTACCCGCTGAAGACCTTGAAAAAGCTGGTCTAAATGGTGCAGAATATAAAAATTGTGTAGCCTTAACTCCCTTTTTGCCAAGCTCAATTAATGTTGGGTCATCAAACTTTCTTATTGCTCCAGAAAAGTTCTCTCTTGCTTGTAGATAATGAGACATAAAAGCATCCCTACGAAGAGTTCTCTCAGGTCTACGCATAAACCATGCAGCCGTATTAAATATAGAATCACTTATCCCGTGCTTCTTAGCAATAGCTTTTAATTCTTGGTCAGCTAAATTTGGGTCTTTCTTTATTTTCCCAACAGCATCCTTTAGAAAATCTCCCCATTTCTTACCTTTAAATTTTGGATTTAACCCTGCTTCATGAATAAGGAAATCCTCAACTACACCAAGTTTATACACCCAATCGTTTACATCTTCTAAAGATTTCCATTCTTTATTGACATTAGCTCTTAAATATTTAATATCTCTAGCATTTTTAAGATTATGATATCCAGTAGATATTAAAGTGTGAACAGTTCCACCGTAAAGATTCGCAACAGCGCTCTTAGGGTGAGCAAGCAATGAAGCCAATTGATACTTAGCCTCTAAATTGCTAAACTTAGCAAGAGAATTAAAATCAATACCCCTTAATTCCTCTGGAATATCCTTATCTTTTATTTTCCCAACGCCAAGCTTATCTCTAATAAAATTTAGTCTATTTTTTACGGTATTGTCAGCAAACCATGCATAGGGAGTACCTTTTATTTTCATTCTAGGATTATCCATAACCTTTTTAGGTATTTCAGAAGGATACCCTAATGACTCTTGAGAATATAACCTAAAGAAATCAACCCAATTTTGAGTATAATCAGGGTCATTGTGTTTTTTAAAAGATTCTTGTTGAAATTTATATATATCATCTCTCATTTTTATTTGAGCTGCATGCTTATACATATTATCAATAACACCCTTCATATACTGAGGATAGACTTCAGGTTCTACGCTCCAGCCAGGAACATGAGAATTTCTAGAATGCTGAGCTCCAACTCTAGGTGGAGATTTTAACCATTTTATATGCTCACTACTCTTCTTTTTATTTCTAGCTATATCAGCTAAAGCTTCACTAACTCTATTATATGGGTCAGCAATATCACTATTATTAATAAAATCCCCAGTAGCTTGCTTATAATGAAGTATTGCCTTTGTAAGTTCATTAGACTTTTCTGTTTTACTTAATGATGGGTCAGCAGCCATTTGTGCAATAGCATCTTTTAATCCCTTAGCAGCAGTCTTTTTATCCATAGCAATATGAGGCCAATAGTATTCATAATCTATCTTACCAGTACCTCCTATTTTTAAATAATTCTTTATATTATTTTGAACATCTAGATCAGCATTCCTAAACATAGAGATTTGATGGCTCTTAGCTATTTCTCTCATACCATCTAATCCTTCAGGAAGCTCTAATCTTTTACCAGAAAGAATCGCTTCATTAAATCTTTTTATAAAATCGTCAGCAATTTTCCTATGCCCTTTGTTAAATGGTTCTTCAGATATCTTACCATACTTTCTTTTAAAATTATTATCACCAGTCTCATAATCCCTCTGACCATTCATCCATCCGTGTACTCTTTCATTCCATTTAGTAATTATTTTATTAACGTTACTAACCACTTCAGCACCAGTCATTTTAACTACATCTTTACCAACTGAAACATCGTAGATTTTATCCTGTAATGTCTTCCAATCGTATTCTTTTTCTATTTTTCTCCAAGCTTCAAAATAAGGCTTAGAGTGTGCGTTATACAATCCCTTATGCTTCCCATATTCTTGTTTTATCATTCCATCTGGTATACCTAACTCTCTCTTTCTAACTGCTACTCTCCAAAGCTCAGCTCCATCTTTCAAACCTTCGTAATATGGTCTAATATCAGTATCCCATTCAGACTTAACTTCTTCATACATTTGAGTTGAATGTTCAGTCATAGATGATGCAGCTCTTTGAAGAGTTGACATTGTATTCTCAGGAACTTTTACATCCCCAATAACCCAACCAGCACTATCTTTCCATCTATTTCTTCCATCAACTAATTTTAAATCATTTCTTAACATATCTTGAGATATAGCCTTAGGAAACATAAAGGAATACCATCTACTTAATTCAGGCTTAGCTTCATTAGGTCGAAACATTCTTTGATACCAAGTACCACTTCTAGTCTCTTTTAGCCAAGTATCTAAAGTTTGCCAATCTCTAAACGATGCTTGATTTGCATCCTTGTTGACAAGTGTTCTCATGAAACCATTTAAATCTAGAGCAGTCCAAGGTTGACCATATTCACGTAAGGTTTGTTGTATGCTCAACGCAACCTCAGCTTGTTCCTTTGGGAGTTTACCTTCATATAAACCAACAAATGGGGCATATTCGTTAAAATACCTCTTTGTCTTAGGGTCTTGGTCTCTTATTTCTACTACTTGGCCTTCAATTCTTTTACCATCAGGCCCGATCATTTTTTGCGGTGTATCAATTTGTTCAAAAGCTTCTTCAACTTTCTCGACTTCTTTCTTATTTACTTTTTCAGTAGAGTACTTAAAAAGCATTCCATATTCATTAAGCATCCCTCTAACGGAAATATCTGGAATAGCCTCAGAATTGTAACCAGCCCTGCTTAAAGTCGTTTTCTTAGAATGCTCAGCCCAATCTTCAAGCATATCCTTCTTCTCTTGTTCTTTAGGCTCTCCATATTTCTTAATAAAGGCTTTTACATCAAATTGCTTACCTTTCCATAGTGTACCCAATAAAAAGGCATCATATAAATTTTTTTCTGGAGTACTTAAATTAAGCCTATCAGCTCTAATAAGATTATCAATCTGAGCTTGATTCAAAGCAGATGTCATTTTCTCTCCAGTAGCTTCTTGTTCAGATAACTTCTCTAAGAAGTTTTTCCTAAATTGGTCTAAAGGAACTTCTTTACTCTCAGCTCCTCTTAAACGCTTTTGATTTACATAGCTTCTACGTTTTATCTCATCAGCCATAGCGGATAGTTTTTTAATCCTCGCTAAAGGGATATCTTCAGAAAGCTTTACTATACGTTTAATGCTAGCAATGTCTGACAAATCGTTTATAATATAATCCTCAGCTCTTCTAACTATATCATTTAAATATTGTTTACGTTGAGCCATATATCCAGACGTATCTGACTTCTCTACAGGTATATAGTTCGATCTCTTCGTGTATTCCTTTAATATAGGATTGTTAAATATATCCTCTATATAATTTTCATGAGCAGGGTTAAGCTGTTCTCTCATACCTTCCTCATGGAGTCTGTTTTTTATAACAAAATCGACAATACCATCTTTAAATGGTTTTTCACCAGGCTTAGCTTCAGGGTTATATTTACCCCTCATAACAGCTAAGGAATCTCTTCCAAGAACATCTCTTAGCCAATCGTATGATTTTAAATTATTATGATGTTCTATATAAATTTCATCAAGCTTTTTAATATCAACTCTTCTTAAAGCTCCATCGCTCCAGTCAATATTTTGCAAATCAGTAGCCAACTTAGGTAATAAAGTATTTCTTTGAGCCTCTGTTAATCCAGAAGTTAAGCTTTCAATGTTCCTAAGCTTCTCCTGAATCTCAAACATATGAAATCTTCTTCCCTCTTTCCAATTTCTACTGTATAAAGCAGAATTGATATTTCTCATTAAACTTATTACTCTAGGAAATTCAGCCCCCTTACCCTCTAAGGAACCAACTAATGGATTACCGTATTTCTTTAAGAATCCAGCGTGATCTAAAAAAGTTTTACCATTGGGATAAGATGCTTTGAACTCAAACAAAGCTTTCCCCTGATGCTCCATTAAATTCTCACCATACTTACCTATCCTTAGACCAGCTTCGTCCATAGGGTCAGAACCTAAACCGACAGCAGCCCTAGAAACTCCTCTAAATGCCCTCATGTTTTTATCACTACTTAAAGCTTTAGCTTCCATTGTGAGATTTACCCATCTACCATTAACTTTAGTAGGGTGGAACCAAGTTAAGGTATTGTTGGGCTTAGCCATGATTGTTGAATGTGCAGCTCTAACTGCAGCTGTTTGAGTTACAGCCATGCCCAATGTTCTTCTTCCTCCATAAGCTGCTTCAGATGCTTTTCTTCTTGTTGAGGGTGAGTATTGAGATAGTTTATTAGTACCTATCTCATTTCTTATATCTTCACTAGTAACTGTCAATTGATCTCTATATGTTCTTTTTCTATCGCTAAGTGGATTTACAGTCATCTTATTATCTTCTTCATATCCCTTTTTATTAACAAACTCATTCCTAGACCAATCATAAGCATCTTTCCAGCTCTTTTTAAATCCTACTCCATTACCAGCCTCTGACTGTCCACCAAAAAATACCCAAGCCTTATCTCCATCTAAATCAGCACCGCCAAGTTGTTTCATTGTCCTACCGTGAAGCAGTGAACCGAAACCTCTAACCCCAGTAAATCCGCCAAAGTTAAGTACATTAGCACCTGACATAGAATCCATTGGAACCCTAGTCAATACAGCTCTAAAAAATTCTTTCAGCTCTGGAGATGGATTATTTTTATAATCACTCCAAACATCTTCCAATCTTTCTCTTGTCTTAGCTCTTCCCAATCCGCTAACATCTACCATCATATCTTTAAATCCGTCATCAAGAAAGAAAATAGTATCATCTTTCCTAATTTTCGATATTACTTTATTCTCAAGAAAGCCTACTTCTAATGGTCGCATTCTAGTGATACCACTATTCCCGATCTCTGGTCTAGTTATACCATTTACAATATAATTTCTCATTGTAGCCATTCTGTAATCGCGACTAAACTTATGTAAAAATCCTGCCAAGCTATCATCTACAACTCTATTAATTCTATCATGAACAGTTTGAAATTCTGCCATTTCTCTTTTAGCAGCATCAACCTCACCTCTTGTTCGACCCTCTTCAGCAGCTTCAATTTCAAGTATATCTCTATTAATTCTTTGAATTTTAGAATAAGCCCTGTTAGCGAAGAGTTCATTACCAGGGGACTTTAAAGCTGCAAGAAGTTCTCTTACTCCAACCTTTTCTAAGTTATTAATGACTCTATCTATTTCTTTAGGAGCCATACTTCCAGGACTTTCAATCATGGATTCAACTATTTCATTAAATTCTTCCTTACCATTAATTCTATTCCTAGTAATAGTATCGTACATATCATTTACTATCTCTTGCATTCTCTCTTGATATTTTTTAGCACTAGTAAATGGAGCCCTAGACCTGTCAAAAAATGAAAACGCAGATAAGTTGGTTAGCATCTGCTTAGGGAGTCTCTGTGCCTCTAGAAAGTGCCCATCGGTCTTCTCAGACATAACCGTCTTAATATCTTCAATTCCAATCTGAAGCCCTTCCTTAGTCTTTTTATTATAATTTGGGTCAATATTTAAATCTTCTATTTTCTTTAATCCCTTACCAAATTTTCTTGTTCCCCATTGCTTAGCTGAGCTTTCAGGTACAATCATATGGATATTATTCTTTTCCATGTAGTCATTTAGCTTTTTAGTAGGTGTAAACATCATATACTTGCCCAATAGAGCTCCATATTGGGGGTTAGGAGCCACGATAAATGATTTATTGACTCCACCTTCGGTGGGTAAGCCACTTGTCCTATTTAGGGCATCTATAACATCAGAACGAGCTAAAATAGCACCGTCTGAAGATTCTAAATATTTAAGAGAATCTGCGCCAAGCTTATGTCCGAGTGGATTTCCGTCTTTATCTTTAGGATTTGAACCTAAGTCTCTAACTAGCCTAACATTAAGCTTTCCATCTTTTATCCCTGTCTCCAGTCCCTGCTTTGCTCTGCTTTTCTCAATATCCACAGTAACAGCTTGACGGTCAGCAGAGTAACCAGATGTGAACCAAATTTGAGAACGTTTGTTATGACCTTTTGCATTGTTTATAAACCCATCCCCTTTCATATCTTTTAAGGCTTTTAATACTTCTTGGCTTTTAAAATCTACTTTATCTTTCTTTATTACCTGATAGCCGTTTAGTCTTAAATCGTAAATTAAATTAGATACAAAAGCTCTCTTATACATTTGCTCAAGAGTATTCTTAGCGTAACCATGAGGTAACTCAGTCCATTCTCTTTTTCTTTTACCAGGTACTTCTAGAGGAACTTTTCTCATGCCGCCTATATTTTGACGGACATAATTTTCCATGTCTCTTTTTACTGTATCCCTATCCTTCTTGCTAACACCAGCCGATTTTAAAGCTCTAATCACATCATCAAACTCAGAATTTACCCTCCTGGTTCCCTTTGCAGCATTTGGGTGATATCTAGCAAAATACATTCTTTGAGCATCTCCACGACCACCATAATAATAATATTCATTACTATGCATATGGTAATAAAGTCTAGCGACTTCTTTCCTATACTGTGCTTCGCCAGAATCTTTTGCTCTACTTGCAAAATCTTTATACCCAGCATCTTTAAAATATTCTTTTTTACTTTCTATCAAATAATCCTGATAGTTTTCTAACTCATAGCTTTTCCAACGGTGGTCTTTGCCAGTCCTAGTAAAATGGTCTATAATTGCATACGCTGGTAAGTCTTCACCAGAATCTCTACGATATACTTCATCAAATCTTTTATTTTCTTGAGTTAATTGCTTTCTGTCTCCCGCTGCATTAATAGATCCACCTTCCTTATCTAGCTCCATTATACGTGGAATACCGTTTTTCATAGTTATTTGAGCAACTGGCTCATCCCTTAACCTCATAAAACCTATCTTCTTCCAAAATGCCCTAGCTTCTTTATCTGGAGAGAAGGGTGTATAGTCTTCCATATCTTTAGGTTTATAATTTCTTATAAACTCAATCATCTCACCACTAGGATTAAGACCATCACCATCTTTCCTTGCTTTACGTATTAGCTCTAACCACTTAGTATGTAGGTCTTTAGCGACATTGAGTTTTTCTCCCTTAGTAAAACCAGCTAAATGATTTTCCATCCCAAACCGAGAATTTTCAACGAATGACTTAGCATTTAGAGATATCATTTCAGGTTTATTCTGAGCATCTCCATCTTCTGAACTAAAATCCATTCTTTCTAATTCTTCCTCGGTAAGCTTTCTCATTGGCTCACCTTCTTTAGTAAACTCTACTTCACCTCTCATGGTCTTAGCTTCGTCTAAATATTGCTTAGCCATTTTATTTGCTTCAGCAAACTTAATTCCAGGCATATTTTTCATGATTGCATATGTCATAGGAAGAGCTGGGTCGTATATCTTTGTTAATTCTTTTTTAACCCAATCTTGACCAGGCTTATCAATCTTATCCCAACCTTCAATTACTTCAGGGTCTCTCTCTTTTTTCTTCATCATCTTGGCAAGATGTTGTCTACCCATTCTTCTATGTACAGGCATTTCATTATATCCAAAATAAGCACCCAGTACATACTCATAGATTTGCATAGGAGTAGTATCTCCACGAACAGTTGCTGGTAATCCAGTATACAAGGAAGAAGATAAGCTTCTTAATACTTTATCAGCTTTATCTGAACCAGTCTGCATTAAATTACCTATCCCCCTAAACACCGCTCCAGTCTCAGCACCATGTATAAAGCTATTTAACATTTCATCTACACCAAAACGCCAAGAACCAACAGCACTTGCAACACCTAAATGAAAACCACCAGATAGCATATCTTTAACAACATTGTTTTGTAGAAAATTTCTAGCTGTACCAGCTGCTTCTGCTCTTGCTCCTAATGCTTTACCAAATATAGCATTAGACTGCTTAGTGGCAAGTTTAGTAGCTGCATCAGCAACTCTTAGCGGAATAGATGTTCCCCTAGCAGCTTTAGCTGCCCTAGCTAATTTAAGAGCACCAAGAGCCTTAAATGGCATTGAAGGTATATAACCAACAAAACCTGCTAAGTGTCCTAAATTGCGACCTATAGCTTCAGCGTCATCTTTGGGGGGATCAATAAATTTAGAAGTACCAAATGTAGTATATCCTTCAGCAAACCCAGCACCATATTGCTTCATTACACTCCCAACCTTACCCATAAAGGACTCATGGTTTTGTGCAAAAGGGACTTTATAAAATTCAGCGTGTTGTTCTAACGCCTGTACTGTTTCTTCGTTGAAATTGTCGGGCTGTTGTTCATACAGCCTCTTATAATCTCTTACTTGCTGAGGGGAGAGCTTAGGTCTGAATCCTTCTGGAACAGCCACACACTATTCCTCTTCTTTGTTTAACTTATTCCAAAGAACGGGAGCAGCAAGTAATGCAGCATTAGCAGCCAAGCCAAGAGGTGTTGTTAATCCGAGGAATCTTGCTCCACCCATTAACAATCCTTTACCGACTTGTCCGCCAATAGTTTTTGACATATTACCTAATACCCAATTCGTAGCTAATTTTTTACTTCCAGCCATAGGGCCTTCTTTAAGTGCCATCTTTGCTATTTTACTAGTGTCTCCACGACCAGCTATAACAGCTTTTGCAGCATCTTTAGTCCCTGATTCAGCAGCTTTTTTTATAGCTGCTTTTCTAGCGGCTCTCCAGCTTTTTAAACGAGCCTTATAAGTCGCTTCTCTTTTTTTCCAGTTTGCTTTTTGCTTAGCTGTATTTAAATTTTTAGGTTTAGTTGGCTCAACTGGTTCTTTTCTTCTAAAACTAGCAGGAGCTTCTCCAGCATAGTCTGGTTTAACCTTTACAAATTTCTTCTTCTTCATATCCTCTAAAGATAGCTCAGACAAACCTCTTTTAGAATGATACTTATATCCACGCTTAGCTAGTTCATCTCTTATTTCTTGGCTCATTACTGGAGACCTAGTTAAAGCACCTAAAGCTCCAGCTCCTTTTACAGCTCCATATGCTCCAAGACCTACGGCAGCACTACCTATTCCACCTATCCCAGCCTTAGTAGGCATCTCCATCATTGCATTTCTATACATATAATCTTTTAATGCATTATTTCCCTCAAAAGCTTTTCTTATATCTTTTTCAGACATGCCACGTGAACGCATCATATTCAACTCATTCATAAGCATCATATCATGCTGCTGTTTACCAGCTCCGTAACGTTGCATAAATTGTTCTTGGTCTATTTCTACGTCACTTGGCATTTCAGCACGAAGTCTGTCGTACATAGCTTTAGGGTCTTCAAATGGAGTCATATCGTTAATGACATTCTTATCTATCTTGCCAGTAGGACTTACCATTCTTTGAACTGGCATTGAAGCCGCAGCTATAGCATTACCAAAGTTTACATTAGCTTGATTAACTGAACGAGCTTTTGTTTCTTCTGGACTCCTTAAAAACCCAAGAGGATTGAAATTAGCTCCTTGTTGTAATAATTGATCAGACACTATCTAACTCCCCAATAACCAGTGCGTTGAGTAGGTGGAGTTGAGTCCCATCTCTCTAAATTAGTAGGGTCATATTCTTGCTCATCCCACCATTCATCTCCTGTAAAATCATCCCCAACAGTCCAAGGATTGTCAGCTATTCCCCTTTCTCTCATAGCTTGTTGTTCTGGAGTTAATCCACCACCTTGACTAGGCGTTCCAGCAGCTTGAGGTTTTGAGCCAAATAAAAGTCTTTGCATAAAGTTTGCACCTTTACCTAAGGCTTTACCACCTTTACCTAAGGCTTTACCACCTTCTTGTAAAAAATCTTTACGGTCAGCTCCCATATTCTCTCTATTTCCATATAATGCTGCATTAATTAAACTTCTACCATAACCTAAGCCACCTTTAACACCTTTGCCAAGTGCAGATGCTCCTTGAAGACCAGCATACGCTGCCTTATCTCCCAATGAAGCCCCTGTATCAGGTAAAGACCTAGTTGCTATTTGGCCTTCTAGTTCCAATGGTGAAGGTTCAGGAGTTGGAGTAAGTCTCATGGCATTGGCTCCAGTACCAAGTGCGTCAGCAGTATGAGCCCTAGCCATTCCTCTTTTAGGGTCATTTGCCCATTCTGAATAAAACTGATCTCTCTGACTTAGCGGATTCATTGGCCCAACACCACCACTCGTATCATGCATCAACGGCCCCATACCCCCCATAAAAGACATCTCTAACCCACCGTCTTGTTTATGCTGCCCTGGTATATTCTCATCAAAATTTCTTCTACTTGCAGCTGTTGGTTTATTACTCATTCTCTCAAAATATGCTCTAGACTCATCGTCCAGCAAGGATGGCGCATCCATAGATTCTAGCTCAGCCCCACGATCAAAATCGCTAGCATACCCAAGCATACCGCTCTGTTCACCAGCTCTAGCAGCTTCATGTTGTTGCCCAGTATGACCACGATGTGGCACTGGCCTTTGATAAGTTGAAGCAGGAGGCGTTATTCCAGGAGTAGGATACCTTCTACCGAAAGCATCTAGTTGAGAAGCTCCCATTTCATAAGGCCCAGTTTGTGGGCTAATTTGAGTTGGTGCAGGATTTAGCCATTGATTTTGGAAAACTCCACCTTGTTGTCTTTTTTCAGCCATTATTACCCTCCTAAAGTCCTATTTAGCCAGCCACCTAATTGCCCAAGCTTACCAGCTGCCCCAGAAAGAAGACCGCCTTCACCATACATATCCGTACTAGGTAATAAACTTTGCCCCATATTCATCATTTGCTGTCCTTGCATTAGTCCAACCCTATTTTTAAAATTACGTTGGGCTTGCATTTGCCCAGAAACCCTATCGTCAATTCTGCCTTGTAATCCAGCAGCTTGACCTAAGCCTTGTTGATATTGACCATACATAGCACCCATATTCTGATTCTTTAATCTATTCTTTATAGCATTAGCCTGACTTCCACCAAGCCCCATCATCTGCGAATCCTCAACTGCCTTATTGCCAGCTTGTAGATTCATATCAGCCATAGGAGCTGAATACTGACTAAAATTAGTCATTCTACCTATTAAATCTTGAGTTCGTTGAAATGGAGATTGCAAATCTTCCATTGATTGAGTTTGTCCAGCAGCTCCTTGCTTTTTCATACCAGCCATAGTTAAACCAGCACCAAGGAGGCCACCTAAGGTTTTACCCTTACTAAGTAAATTTAATCCACCTGTTATTAAACCTAACGCCATTTATTTTTCTCCTAGACTTGGATTTTTACCTTTGAATTTACAAATATCCTCTAAACTAACAAATACTTTTATCATTTTATTGGAAAATATCCCATCCTGTTATTATTCCACCTTTAATTGTTACCGTATGGTTATTGCTTCCTATAGTAAAAGTCTTAGTTGCTGTTAAACCAGCTGCGTCATTTGCATAATAACCATTAGCATATACAATATCCAATTTTTTACTAGCACTACCAAAATCTTGTGTACCATTACCTCCAGGCATAAAATCCCCTCCAGATTCTATTAATAGTCTCTCAGTACCAACAGAATAATCATTAGAACTAGAATTTGTTCGTATACTTATACCTCCTGAAGCAGTAGCTGAATTGGATATAATAAGCTGATTGCTAGTCATATAAACAGCAGATTGGTCTTCATTCCCGTCTTGTGAAAATATTAAATAAGGATTATGTGATTCATTGCTATCCCCTTCATCGGCTTCAATTCTAACAATTCCATCACTATTGCCTGTTTTGTTAACAGTAAGCGTACCTGCATTATATATAAGATCAGATGAGGTTGCTAATGTTGTCCCAGAAGAAAATATCATTACACCATTAGATGTGCTTCCACTAATAGACGCATAACTATGGCTATGACTAGCGGCAGCATAAGTTCCATCATGGTTATGATTAGCTGCAGCTGCACTTAGATTAGTTCTAGCATCTCCAGCTGAAGTTGCTCCAGTACCACCATTCGCAACCGCAAGTGGAACTCCAGTCCAATTTGCATTACTCACTGTAGTCGCAGAGGCAGATATTTCAATATATGTATCTGCTTCCCCACCTGCATTATTTTTATCTAAAGTAATATTTGCACCAGCTTTTAATGAATACAATTTTATTGCTTGAGTTGAGGTCTCTTTATATATTCCAGCATATCCGCTCGTTGTTGGTAAGGTAGAATCACTTAATGTATTTGCTCCGCTCGTAACTGGTAAATCAGCCCAAGCTGCTGTGCCAGAGCTACTGTATTTTAAATATTGATCACTGGAACCTCCAGTTGGAATATGATTAAGAGAAGGGTGAGTATAATTATTTGCATTAGCTGCAATACCGTCAAGCTTACTATGGTCAGCATCTGTAAAGTTATTCTGAGTTAATCCTCCATCTCCTACTGAATGAGTACTCGATATCGTAGTATGATCTGCAGCAGTTAAAGCTACTTGAATACCAGTTCCTGCTGTAATAGTTAAAGTATCGTCTACGGCATCAGCTACAGTAGTGTATGGAGTCCCTCCTCCAGAAGCTT